TGGCTATATTATAGGCTTCGTCTGTGCCCGTGCCGACCTCACTTATCAGCAAGGTATCAATAAGATGTGGCTTCGTTCTACGGTTTACGATTTCTATTGGCCAACATTCGCCCATCTTGGTGAACAGGCTATTGAACTTCGTGAGATTTATGCCCAAGGTACTGAAGCTGATACTACTGTTTTCGGCTATCAGGAGCGTTACGCTGAGTATCGCTATAAACCTTCACAAATTACTGGCAAGTTCCGTAGCTCTGTAGCTAATGGTAATCTGGACGTCTGGCACTTATCTCAGTTTTTCAGCAATGCTCCTACTCTTAACGAGGAATTCATTACGGAAAATCCACCTATCAAACGCATTATCGCCGTTACTGATGAACCTGAATTCCTGATTGATATAGGTTTTCGCTACACTACTGTGCGTCCTATGCCTATGTTTGGCACACCTGGTCTTGTTGATCATTTCTAGAAGGAGCTGGTACTATGTCTTGGCTTTCTAACACATTAGGCAGTGTCGCTGGTTCCGTTCTTGGATCTGCAGTTCAGAACCATTATAATTCTGCTAATGCCGCACAGGCGAATGCGTGGAATGTTGAAAACTATAAGCATCGTTATCAATGGGCTGTAGAAGATATGCGCAATGCTGGTCTCAATCCTATTCTTGCTGCAACTAATGGTATAGGCGGTTCTATATCTGGAGCTTCAGCCGCTTCTGTAGGTATGAGTGATATTGGTTCTACCATGAACTCTGCTAGAGCCGCTGGTGCCGCTGAAAGGCAGGCTAAGAATGCCGAGCATCTTGCAATATCTCAAATTGATAAAAACGTCGCAGAAGCCGATTCTGTGCGTCAGAGCACCCATGGTACAGTTCTTCAGAATGGTATTCTTGCGAATGATTTGAATCTTCGTGAGCAGACTTATGAAAAACGTCTTGGTTATGAGCTTGAAAAGATGAATTTAGAGCTTGAAAACCTTCGTCTTCAGGGTTCTTATCTTAGTTCTGGCGTTTTGAACAACATTGCTTCTGCTAATCGTGCTAATTCTGCTGCTGCTTTTGATAATATCCAAACTGAAATGGCAGGTATGGAACGCGATTTCTATAGAAATATTGAAAGTCTTACAGGTGCTCCTAGATCTGTCGCTAGTGGTGTTGGTTCTACTGTCAAAAATGTTATAGGCTTCCTCGGAGGTCGTTATTTTGGAAGGAGATAATTATATGACTAATAAAACTACTATGATTCTGACTTTTATTGTCACTGTTGTTGTTCCTTTTATTCAAGAAGTTGTAGATTTAATTGAAGCTCTGAAAGGTAAAGCTTCTTCGAATACTGTTACTGCTAAAAAGGTTGCCTCGGATTTTCAAACCGATGTTGCGCAGCTTGTTGAGCCAGTTGCTAATAAGAATGATTCTAAAAAAACTAGCCGTTTTTTCGGTTCTTGGAGGGATGCTAAATGAGGCGACGTCGCTTATCTAAACGAGGTTCTCGCCGTCTTTTTCGGCGTACCTCCAGACCCAGACGCAAAAATCTTCGTAGAGTACAGCGAGGCGGATTTAGGATTTGACATTCCCGTTTAAATCCGTTATAATCTGTAACGGTGATTATATGGTTTGTTTCAATCCTATGCTTATGACTCATGTTGAAGGAGCGTTTACGAAAAATGGTAAGAAGCACTTGTCTTTTTATGGTTCGCTTGCTAATAACCCTTCTCTTGCTTCCGATAGTCGTTTTATTCGCGTCCCTTGTGGTCAGTGCCTCGGCTGTCGTTTGGAGCGATCTCGTCAATGGGCTGTTAGGTGTGTCCATGAGGCCAGAGTTTCTGAAAACGCTTACTTTTTAACTTGTACTTTTGATAATTATCACTTGCCCGCTGATAGGTCTTTATCTGTTAAGTTTCATCAGACTTTTCTTAAGAATCTTCGCAGAGAGTTTGGTTCAGGTATTAGATTTATTGGTTGTGGCGAGTATGGTGAGTTACATGGTCGTCCCCATTATCATTATATTTTTTACAATATTGATTTGTCTGATAAAATTTTTGCTTTCCGTGCCGATGGCTATAATACCTATACTAGTCCTCGTTTTGGTAAAGTCTGGAAGTACGGTATGCATCTTATCGGTGAGTTTAGCTTTGATGCCGCTGCTTATGTCGCGCGCTACATAGTCAAAAAGCAGACTGGTTCTAATTCTAACGAATATTATAAAGGTCGTACCCCTGAATTTTTAGTTGCTTCTCGCAGACCTGGAATTGGTGCAACCTGGCTTGATAAGTATGGTCAAGATGTCTATTCTAATGATTTTGTTGTTATTAATGGCAGGAAGATGAGGCCTCCTCGCTTTTATGACAAAAAATTTTCTGAAAAGTATCCTGAATGGATTGACTACGTTAAAGAAAATCGTGTTCAAAAAATGCTCTTTCATCTCGAAAATAACACGTTTGAACGTTTGGTAGATCGTTGCAGTTGTCTTGAAGGAAAATATAAAACATTTCTTGGAAGAAAGCTTGACAAACAATTATAACTGTGTCATACTATAACGTAAGGAGGCGATAATATAGAGGAATTAAAATTTTTGAAACGTTGGTGTATTTTTAACCATTATGTTTTCAATCCCTTTTTTTCAGGCAGTAAATACGCTTGTTATAAGATTAAAACTTCTGGTTGCTCCGTAATTCGTATTGATGATATGTATTATATTTTTAGCAAAGAGCAAGCCTTGATGTTTAATCGTGTTTTAAAATTATATCGAACTCAAAAGGAGAGTCTGTCTCATGAAGATTTATTCTGTTTATGACAAAAAAGCTGAATCTTTTAGCCCACCGTATGTTGCTCATAATGATTTAATTGCTCTTCGTAGCTTTGAAGGGAGTGTAAATAACCCTGAATTTCCTATTTCGAAATATCCTGATGATTTTGCTCTCTATTATCTTGGCAATATTGGCGATGTGGATGGTCGTTATTTCCTTAGCGATGATGAATTAAACACAGTAATGCCGAAACTTATCGGCGAAGCTCGTGAATATGTTGCAAAAACTCCCGAAAAGGAGTAAGATAAAAAAGAGCGATGCAAATTAAGACGTTCTCAAAAGAGAACGTCTTTTTTTTGCATTGCTACGCCCGCCGCGTCTAGGCGCTTACGAAAGGAGGTGAAACTATGAAATTTAAGACAGCTTATGATCCTGTAGAAGAACATGATCATTGCGGTATTGAGTTTACCATGTCTTCTCTTACGGTTCAGGATGAGAAAGATGAAACTGATATCAACTACATCGTCAATAAGTACGCAGACGGTCAGAAAGGTATAGCCACTCTGGATCTCGGCGATAGTTCGCAGTATGCTTTCCTTCAGTTTGGAGATGCCACGCTCCCCGGTGACTACAGCACGGCTCTCGAACTTGTGTCCGGAGTTCGTGAAGAATTCTATAGTCTGCCGGCTTACGTTCGAGCTAAATTTGGTCACGATCCTATGAATTTCATCAACCAATTGAATGATCCTGCAACGCTCGAATATCTCCAACAACAAGGTCTGTATGGTAGCAAATATACCTTTGATGAACCACAGCAGTCCGTAAGTAGTAAACAAACACAAGAAAAAAGTAACACTTTAGAACAAAATAATGAAGAAACACAAAAATAGGCGTCACTGAAGCCAGTTACCTACTTGATGTAACTGGCGTAAGTGACGCAAAAATAATCTAAAACCTAATAATAATTTGCTTTAGGTTAATTATTAGGTTTACACTTCAAAGAAGGTGAGAAATTGGCTCGTAAGATTAGAGTTCGAGGACATCGCTTCAGCGATGCTCCTGCAATGTATATGCGGCGGACTAAATTCGACCGCTCACACGTCTATAAGACAACTTTCAATTCAGGCAAGCTCATACCTGTATTCGTTGATGAAGTACTGCCTGGCGATACTACACGTATGTCTGTTAATTACTTCGCTCGTTTGGCTACTCCTATTAAGCCTATCATGGATAATATTTATCTGGACTGGTTTTTCTTTTTTGTACCAAACCGCCTCGTTTGGGAACACTGGCAGAATTTCTGTTTTGAACAGGAAGATCCTGACGATTCTACTGATTATGTTATCCCTACTGTTACTGCTGCTTCTAACTCC